TGTGGTATTGTTCTAGGCAAAATTCTAAATAGCCATCTAAACAGAAAGGCTCGTGTATATCGCCAATAACCAATATGTTATTAGTTTTGTGTTTGCGATAGTTTTGTAGTAGTAGTTCTTCATCAGGTTTTAATCGGTAACGATTATTTGGCATAGTGTTATTTTTTAATTTTCTCTAATCCCCTAGAGCCGAAGTATGCACCTATAACAGTAATTAAAACTATCTGTAATAAGTCTACCCATTTGTCCTCTACGACAAATTGAATTACTCCAGCATCTATAAATATAAGCAAAGTAGTAGAAACTACAAGCCAAGCTAAGACTAATGGTCTGATACTCTTAGATAGCCAACTATCACTTTGCATATCAGATTGCCAACGCTTAGTTACTTCTTGTTCTATAACTACTCTGTTTTCATTTAATATCTTTTCTAGTTCGTTCTTGAGTGTTAGTTTTTCTTCTTGCGAAGTTACAACCTCATCGACTATTTCAGACGCATCGCCTAAAAGTTTTGAAAATAAATTTGTTAATAAAGCCATATTGCATTAGGTTTATCATTATCTATATCACTGTGTATGAATGACTTACCTACACCAATTCTACGAAATCCAACCTTAATTAGTGCAGTAAGTATCTTTTGTCTATGGTCGCTATTAGTACAAGCTATATCAACTGCTAATCCTTTAATATGACTAGAGCCTACTCGACCACCTACATCTAAATTGTGTTTTGGTGTTCTATATCCACTTGTTATTTTAAAAGGTACACCAGCTATCTCTCTTGCTTCATCTAGCTTATGTAAGAGGTCTATGCACATCTTACCACCATCGCTAGTAGGTAATCCACTACCCTCTAATGTAGGGCAGTCAAATTCTTCAAAATCAAAATGTTTTAACATTTACCTTGTCCTCTGTATTTATGTTTGTAACCACTCTGCCCTTTAGATGCGTTTTTAGAGTGTCTATTTGGTCTTTTCTTCTTCGCTTTCTTGCGATATGTTCCACCTATTAGTTTAGCCATTATTTTCTTTTACGATATGATATATACTTGTCTATTGTATAAATGATAGATACACATAACAGAATGATTTGCAGTACTTGCTCAACCTCTGTAAAGCTAATCATTAGCGTAACGCTATTTAATCCTAGTACATCTGCGTTTTGACTTATCAGACTTTTCATTATCTTTCTTTGTTAAATAGCTTTTTAGCTTTGTTATATTTTCTTCTTTAATCTTATATATCGAAACTCGCATCTAAGAAACTTCTAAGTGTTATTCTATTACTTTGCTCGTGTCTATCCAATACTATACCACTAAAGTAAGTATCTTTTGTAGGTGCTAAATCCCCATTACTATTAGTAGTGTATTCAGGGAACAAATGGTTATTGTTACATAGATAATCTACTAACCTTGTAGCGTAGTATTCAGCAGTGTTCTTTACTATCTCTCGCATATACTTAATATCTTCAAGAGATGCTGGAGTAGATGTTTCTGAAATCTTACGTACTATATCCTTGTTCATTATTTTGTATGATAAAAAAGGTAAACACTCATACAAAGCATAGTGAATTAGTACAGGTTGTATATAGTCATCAGTAAATGTTTTGTAGTTACCTGTAAGTGAACCACCTGTTATATCTGCTTGTATCTTATCGTACAAGTCAGTACCTAACAACTGATGTATATGAATATCTTGTGCTACCTTTATGTATGGTAACAATAACTCTACATCTACATTACCATTGATAGTAGTAGATTTTTTTATAGTGTCCTCACTTACAAATAATACTGCCATAGTTTATATATTAAAAGTCTATGTTATACATAGATTTAATTTTATTAATTACTGTTGTCTTATTTTTTATTTCAATTTCTGCTGACCTAATTTGATTTATAGTTCTTTGTGGTAAATCTACACCTAAGTCTTTAGCATCAGCCTCAAGTTTCTTGCCAATTTTTAAAACTTTCTCATAATCATTTTTAAGTTTTTTTGTAGCTACTTCTGCTTTTCTTAAATCATCTATTAAATCATTTGATACTCTTATATCTTTATCAATAATTTGTCCAAATTCATTATCAAAATCATCTATACTACCTAACTCTACCTTATGCGTGTCTAGTTCTATACCATTGAATAGTTTACCTAGTGCTATGTTTAATTCTTTATTGTTCATATCTTTATAGTTTACCAATTACAGATTTTATTGTAGCTAAATAATCTTTTAAATCTTCTAAATATCTTAAAGAGCTTTGTGCATCTTCATACCACGCTAAACCACTTGTTTTTACACCTAAATCTTTAACCATATTTTCTGCTTCTTTTAGTTTAGATTTTAGTTTACTACCAGCTTTTACACTTTTTTCTATTTTAGTTTCTGCTACTCTTAATTCTCTTAATATGTTTTTAGCTAGTAATTTAGTGTCTGCTTCTGTTATTTCATTTTGTATTTTCTTGACATCATCAATAACAGATAGTTCTACCTTTTCAGACTTTAGATTTAGTCTGCTTTGTTCTTCACTTAAATTCTTAAAGTAATTCATTTTAATATCCTTTTTTATTTACAAATCCATTTTTAGGCATTCTCTTTGGTGCAACAGGCACTTCTTGCTCGTTAGTTTCAGGCTTAAAACCCATACTTCTAGCTTTAGTAGTTGTAACTATCTTATCTGCACTACTAGCCTTTTCACCAGCTTGTAGGTAAATCCTACGGAACCATTTATGGTGGCAGTTGCCCCCACCTTTAAATTTCCATATAGAGTAATTGTCTGCGCCATTTAATCCCCAACCTTTGTTTACACCTCTACTACCCATTCTTATTATATCCTCTTTACGATATACCTTACCAGCAGACATCATCTTAGTACAAAATTCCCTCTGTTGCCCACTAGAACGAGTTAAGCCTTTATCTTCTGTATATACATAACGTACTCTAAACTTACTCTTGTGTTCTTGTTGGCTTTGCCCATCTTGCTCTGACTTAGCATTGGGTATTGCTCTACCTGTCGTTGCTAACTCTAATTTTTCTAAGTTGTACTCAAAGTCAAAATCTTCGTGTTCGCCCTCTGCATCATCTTCATCTATCAGTTGCCAATTCTCTAAGTCCTCATCTTCGCCAAACTCCATTATACACTTATCTAACTCTGTGTATTCAGCTAGGTTTTGTTCTTCGGCTACTGCTTCTTCATTTTTCTCTAATGGCTCATATCCAAGTTCCTCTCTAATCTCATCTTGCGTAAGAACTTCTTTAAGCGTATCAGCATCAAACATAGAATTTAACGGCTTAACATCTTTTATGCTCAATGGTATGGTAACACCATTTACTGCTAAAAGTTTCTTAAAAGTCTTTAAAAGCTGATTTTGGAATGGTTTTACTACACTATTCATATATAACTCGTATGCTTGTAGTAATTCGTTACGACCACCTAATTGCCCCTCTGTTTTAACACCTAATAGCATAGGACTTGTTACCCTATGACCAATCATTATGTTTTGTACGCATAACTCATTAAGTACTGTATATTGCTTATCTGCATCAGATACTTGTATAGGTATGATTTCAGGCTTACTATTAGCATCATCACTAAACGTAAGTACAAACTTACCAGCATTATTAGAACCTGTGAACTTCTTAGCTATTTGTCTTTCTATCTGTACTCTTTCTTCACGTGTTGGCACTCCGTTAGCGAAGTTAATAAAGTACGAGCCACTAAAACCATTAGTAATATTGTTTAAGTGAAAGTCAGATGTTAGATTATCTATCTGTATCCAATTCGTACTAGCTACATAATCAGGAGTGTGGTATAATTCCATAGCTGGAGAGTATAAACCACTATATAATAATTGGCTACCCTCACTTCTATCCATCATATTAAATGGTGCGATGTGTTTAGGTGCGTATTCTTTCTTTCTGTATTGTGTCCAATCTGTACTTAGGTAATAGCAAGGTACTTTACCATCTTCATTAGGTACACCTATTCTAACTTGCTCAACAGGTACGTGGTGTAGTTCAGCTATCTTAGTCTTATCTTTAGACCATATTACATTAATAGCGTATGCACCTTGTAGTTTTAAATCAAATGATAACTTAACAAATAATTCGTGTGCGCTTTCTGTACCATTAACTGCTGCTAAGAACTTCTTTAATGCTACATATTGCTCTAAATTATCGCTATCTTCTACTATAAAGTCCTCACCAGCTATCATTGATGCAGTAGCGTTGATAATCGCACTATTTGTTGCACTATTGTTATATAAATCTATAATGTATTGTGGGTAGTTGTTTTTGTACTCACCATCACCATACCCAATCCAATCAGCACCATTAAGTTCAATGCTTTTAGGTTGTACTTCGTTTGTTAGATTTATATTTATTAGTCTTTCTTTCATTAGAATTTGTATAAGTTATAGTCTAAACCCATAAATGAGTGTACTCCGTTACCATCTATGTTTACAGAGTATGATTTCCAACCTCTAGGGTGGTCGTATTCTAGTACCTCTGCTTCTGCATCTTTAGGCTCTAGGTTTTTCCAAAGTACGTCTAAATGGTACTTGTTAGAAAGTATAGGTGCTTTTGTTTCTTCGCCATCTTCGTTGTATTCTCCTTGCTCTAATACGATATAACCAAGTCTAACGACACAATGACTGTGTGTTGGGTATGTATTACCATCTTCATCAGTAGATACACCTAAAGCGTTTATTTTGCTTTCTGCTTGTTCTAAGCTATCAAACTCGTATTTACCTATCTTCTTCATTAGCTTGTTAAATTTGTAAGTTCTGTATCACTTAAAGCTTCATTAAATACTGCTAGTGCTTTGCATTTTCCGTAAAACTCATTTACTAAATTAGGGTCTTCAAATCTCAAAACATTTAAAGTATTAGCTGAAATCATAGTTGTATTACTATTTGTTCCTTTATCTTGCCCATTTATAAATAAAACAAAATTACCCGATTGCCATCTAAAAGCAATTTTATTAAAGCTTGTTATATCAAAATCTGTTGTGTCTATTGTTACAACCGTACTATTTGACACTCTATAATTTGCTTTTATTTCATTAGTTGTAGCAGTATAAAATAAATTTAATCTATTAGTATCACTACCATCTGAGATACTTATTCTTCTATTACCACCACTATTAGCCAAAGCAGCTATCTCTGCATATAACACACCCTCTGTGCTATTTATCAATGTACTATTACCACTACCTGTTAGTGTTTCTGTTGCTCTTGTAACTGTACTACCTGTTAGTGTTGGTATGTATGATGTAGCGTAGGGTAAATCTTCTAATTGCGCTCCCCATAATAACAACTCTGTAAGAGTTCCACTACCTCTAAAATCTACTGCATAAAAACTTGTTTGTCCTGTTGATGAAGTTGTAGAATTTACCTCAAATCTCTGCCAAGTTTCTGTTAAGTTAAAAGTATTGTTAGTATTAGAGTTATGTGATGTTAATTGAGCAGTTCCCGTTCCACTTACAGTTCTTGCCCATATTGTCCTAGAATCATCAGAATCAGCAACGCTTGGATAATACCAAAAGCTATCTTGATTAGCATTAGATATTTTATATGCACTATTGCTACCATCAGGTGCAGTATAACCACCTTCTAAAGTTGGTGTTGTTCCAATACTTTCATTAGTCCAAGAGCCACCCTCAAAGTTTTCACTATAAGGAACAAGATTAGTAGAAGTAGGCTCTAACAATATATGACCATTCTCTCCATTACTATCATAGTTTATTCTAGCTAAATCTACATCTGTACTAAATGTAATGTCTTTTACTGATATGTTGTCTATTGAGCCTACAAATTGATTTGAACCTGAACCACTTACAAAATAAACTTTAGAGCCACCTGAAACCACATAAGCAGTATAAGTTCCTGTTGATGTATACGTTATACTTGAGCCTTGTATATTTAAAAATAATTGACCACTTGTGTATTCTGTAATAGTAAAAATAACTTTGTAAGTATTACCACTTGTAGCACCTATTTCTTGATTTAATGATGCAAAATCAGCCCCTCCAACAGATATAGCTTTACCATCACTAATACTCCAACCTGTACCTAAAGTCCACCTATCATTAGGGTCAACTTGTTGTACTGATAATGTGTAATCTACACTAAATGTTTGTGAACCATCAAAGTCAAAACCTTGATAACCTGATGATACAGAAGTAAAATAAAAAGTTAATGGTTGTGATATGTCGTGATTATTTACAAGTCTTACTGTATTTTCAAAAAAATCAAAAACAGTATTGCCTGTTACCGAAATTGGCGTGTAAACCACTTTATATGTTTTTCCATCGTTTAAGCTTGAAGTAGATAATGCTACTCTTGGTCTTGAGTTATTTGTTGTGCCATTTCCTTGTGACCTATAGTTATTTGTTCCTAAAGAAGTGCTAATGCTTCCGTCTACGTTTGTAAAAGCAATATTACCATCAGCATAGTTTGCATCTTCATCACCCAAATCCTCATAATCACCATTAAGTACTAATTCAGGGTCAGTAATACTTTGCATATCTTGTACTAAACCACTAGAGTTTATTCTTGTAGCACTACTTGCTCTATCGAAGTCAAAGTCAGCGTCTGCTTCTGTTACAGATACGTTGTCTATTGAATATACCGCACCGTTTTTAGCTCTGAATAAAAAATTACTCGTTGCTATATTATGTGTAAAATATACTGTAAAAGTGCCATCGCTTGTTATAGTATATTTAGTAGCACCATTATCATCAATTATTCTAGCTTCTCCTAAGTTATTATAATCTGAAACAGTAAAAGTAGCTTTGTATGTCTTTCCATTAGTTAATATGCCTTGATATAATAGAGCAGTTTGACCATCACCATCTAAATTACCTTTACCTCCACTTATAGTAGCATTTAATTTAGTCCAATCGCTATCAGAATCAAAGCCTCCATTAGTTAAAAGTTCATCACCTGTATAAGTCTTTACAGAGTGTAGCCTTGCATTACTTGTTGCAGTAGGTGTAAGTAGTATAGATGCTTTGTCTAGTATATCAGCATCATCTATTGATTTAATAGTAGATTTAGATGCACTACCATTCTCATAGTACGTTGCCCTACCTCTTAACGTAGATAATAAGCCATCTATGGCATCACCTAATGTCTTTTTAGCTATGCTTAATGCTAAACCTAATCCTAACATATATTAGTTGTTATATCCTATTGCTACTCCACTTGTTAAAGTGATACTACGAACATTTAGAAATAATACTGTACCTGCTGGTATAGTAGTTGCTAATGCTGATGGATTAGCACTTGAACCATCTAAGTTACCCGCTGTAATAGAAGCAATTACACACTCTGTTACAAAGTGTACTGCGTAAAAATCTACGCTAGTTACTGCTGATGTAGTAATTATTCTTGTTGTTCCTTTCTTACCTAATTGCTCGTTTAATAAGTCTGTTGTATTTTTTACTGCCATTTTAAATGCTTATATATGTTGTGTTACTATTTGTTGTATTCTTATTGCTTGTTGGTGTGTATTGAGTGTATGATACCTCTGTTACACTAGCATCTTTTACTAATGCCTTACCTCGTTCTATAATTCTTGCATCAGTTAATGTACTATCATCAGTTAAATCGTTAGTAGTAACTTGATATATTACATAAGTATAAAAACCCTCTGCACCTAAACTAATATCTGAACCCTCTGTAAACTCTATTAAACTATGTCTAGGCTCAACAGTTTCAGTAGGATTAACAAAATAGCTTTGTTTAGTCATATCGTTGGTAAACTTAATAAATATATATGGACTGCTAGCTAATCTTTTCTTACTTGTAAGATTAAAGTATAACTCGTTTGCTAATCCTTTATTTATTACTACCATAATATAAAATATAAAAAACTATGTTTTATTTACAATTAATCAAAAAAAAAGGGCTAAAAAGCCCCTTTTTCTTAAATTATATTGATAATTATGTAACTGTTACTGTAAAGTCAGAGTTATCAAATGGTACGCTTGTATAAGCATTAACAAATAAGCAAGGGATACTCTCCATACCTACAAATGTTAAATCGTAACCATTCATATCGCCAAACGCTACACCACTATTACCTGTTGCAGTTGTCATCTCCATTCCGTTCTCACTACCACAACACCATATTTGTCTTTTGCCATTTGCATCTACTGCATTAGTTTCTACAAATATTAAAAGTCTATTTTGTGCTAATAGTTTAATTTCGTTTTGGTCAGCTACACTTAATTTGTGCAATTTCACATTTACTGATGGCTCATAAAATACTGTACCATTTTCTGCACTAGCAGTCAAAGTTTCAGTAAATGAACCTGTACCTCTTACAAGATTGTATTTGTATAATTGCGCTGGTGATAAATCTAAATCAGTTATAGCACCACCACTAGATGTAATTGTAGCATCTTCTAATTGACAGAAGTAAACTGCACGTACACCACCTACGATGTCTTTACAATCTAATGCTCTACCTGTTGTTAATTCACAAGCCATATTCTTTGTGTTTTATTAGTTAAGGGGGGCTTTCACCCCCCTGTACTTATTTTAATTATGATTGGTGTACGATGTCTGCACCAATTCCGTGCTGGCAACCAGCCGTAAATTTTGCCACTACTCTTAAATTATCGCTCCCATCTAGGTCAGACATATCTAACATACGAATTTCAGAGTGGTCAGAGATTAAATCTGTACCAAAGAATAAGTTAGATTTTTGAGCAGCTACCATTTGGTTGTCAGGCATACCTTGACAAACTGCAATCTTAACACCCTCAAATTCAGGAGTGTATTGCCCCATATGATTGAATGGGAATGCAGATAAAGCAGAGATAGCAGAAATATAGAAACGATAAGTTTTAGCGTTCATATAGATATACAAATCTTCTTTAGTGTAAATTTGTGCTGGAACAGCAGCAACTAAGTCTTGCAACTCACCAATTACGTTAGATGCAGTATAAGCACCAGCAGCACTATCAGTGCCAACTGTACCATCGTTAGCAAAGTAACCTGTACTAGCAGTAAGGAAACCCTCGAACTGACCAGCAGATGCTTCTGCACCACTCCAAATAGAACTTTCTACTGCATCAGCAATAGTTCCACTTAGGTAAGACATAACAAATGCAGTAAAGTCAGCACTCATATCTCTGTTGTGCGCACCAGCTCTCATTTGAGCAGCTTGCCAATCAGCAAGTAGGTCTTTTTTACAAAGGTCTACGTTAATTTGTAATTCTTTTGGATTAAGTACTCTCTCTGTTAAAGTTAGTGTACCAGCATCAGTAAAATCACAAGATGCGTTAGCTACCAAAGATGCACCAGCAACTTTAGTAATGTTTCTTTTAAATTTCACATTCTCTAATACGTTTAAGTATTCAAGAGATGTAGCAGATTTCAACGCAGCAGCAATATACTGACCAGCGTGTTCACCTGAATAGTTTGAAGTTATTGAAAAACTCATTTTTTAATTATTTATTAAGGTTATACATATATTTTTCTTGAGCAGATAACTTAGCGTAGTCTGCTTTGCTTAATTCAACTCTAGGAGTAGTGTTAGCAGCAAACTTTCGTGCCTTTACAGGCTCTGCGCTAGGCTCACTACCTAAATCTTCAACTTGCTTAGATAACTCAAGGTTTTCGTTTTGCAAATCAACAATGTTCTCATCTTTAGATAAGTTCTCACCTCTTAACTCATCTAATTCTGATTTAATCGTATTTAATTCGTTAGTAACATTTTCTAGTAATTCTCTTACTACGTTACCAACTTCTTCGAGCATAGTATCTTCAGTAGTAGTTTCTTCTTCCATTTCTACTTCTTCTTCTTCTTTTTGCTCAACTTCTTCTTCTTCTTTAGCAGATATTTCTGTTACTACACCATTCTCATCAGTAGTAAACTCTGTGCCATCTTCTAAAGAGTAAGTACCTTGTGGCATTGGAGTTTGCTCACCATCTTCTGATAAGATGTTAAGTACTACACCCTCTGCTAACTCATCTGCTTCTGATACTACGATAGTACCATCTGCTAATTTAGCTTCGTAAGCTAATTTTACTTCTTGTTCTTCGGTATCTATACCTAAAGCAACTTTTATACGTTCTTTTAAATCCATAGTTATTTAATTATATTATCTGTATTGTCCAGCGTTAAGTTCTTTTATCCAATATTCAGCAGTATTTTCGTAACCTTTTAAAACATTTACCTTACCACTAATTTCATTACCTAAATCTATACCTAGTTCTTTAGCTTGTTTTTCTATTTTTTTAGCAACATCAATAGCTTCACTAGATACTCTTAATAGTTTTAAAAAATCGTTATCTACTTCTAGTACAATTTTTCTTAATTTACCTAAACCATTGTTTTCAGCAATCGCACTAGCTTTTTGTGCTTCTTTGAACATTTTGTCAAAATCTGCTATACTAGCCAACTCAACTTTTTCAGCTTTCTTAAACTTACTAAGTTCGTTGTAAAATTTATTCTCCATAATATAAAATATAAATAAGTTTGTTTTGTTTTATTTTCTGTCTATTTGTTCTAATTTTCTTATTGCCCAATTAATACCACTATCGCCACCCCAAGCATCGTACATCAAACCACCACAACCCTCTGAATAGGGTACATCTTTGTGTTGTTGATGTCTTTTAAAACTTGCCATACGTGCTATGGTATCTCTGCTTATAGGCTTTCTATCTGCTAGTTGTCTTGCTCTTGTCCAACCTACTTGTGTACCACAATCACTACCATTTTCTTCTTTCCATTCTATTGCTCTCTTAGCGTTGCTAGTAGCACCTTTAGGATAGTCAGTATAGCTTTCTAATTCTACTTCTGCTTCAATAGGTACGCAGTTAGGTACTTTACGACCATCTTTTATCTTATGTCCTATTGGCTCATACCCCTCTTGACAAGGGTTTGGTGTGATTAAGTCAGTATCTAAGCAGTTACAATCTTCATCTAAGATAGTTGCTAGTGTGTCTAGTATCTCGTGGTCAGAACAAGGCATATATACTGTATTGCCCTCTAATTCGTGTTCGTGGTAACCCTCACAACCTAACTCCTTAGCAACCTCAACTGCATCTTCTATATTGTCAAATACAGGGAAGCCATCTATCTCACCTACTTGTGCGTACTTCTTTTTCTTTTTCTTCTTCTTATCAGTCTTAGCTAGTGTTTCCATCTTATCGACAAAGTAACCTTCTATACTTAAACCTTTTAACTCGCCACTTTTAATGCGTTCCCATACCTCATCGTTGTTTACTCGCATAGATACAAACCAAGTACCCTTTGGTAATTCATAGCCATATAAGTTACTCTTATCGTTTTTGCTATCTTCTACTATCCAACTCTCTACTGTATGCACCCCTGTTACCTTTTCTTCGTGTTGTAAGGTCGCATTGTTAGTGTTTTGGTGCTTCATATACGCTTCTGCTGCTTTACGTACTGTATCAGCAGTAAAATACACATAGTAGTTTCTATCTTTGTTAGCATCGTATCTGTATATCTGCTTGTAAGGTATCAAAGCTGGACTTACTAGCAGTCTTTCTTCTTCGTTTACTTTAGCAAGTGTTAAGTTGCTCTCTATGTCGTTAAAATATACAAAGTCAGTTTCTATTGCTGGACTTGTTACCAAAGATATAGCATCTATTGCTAGTTCTTCGTTGTTCTCATCTACAATCAGTTCTACGATGTCATAAGTATCGTGTGCTTTCTCGCACTCTTGTAGGGTATCGTATTGGCATTCGCCATCACCCCATTTATACTTTCCGTTATCACATTCTTTACAAGGCATAATCTTATTTTTAAATTGTTGCTTTTCTTCTTATTTTACTCATTTTATCTTGTTGCTTAGTCATATCATCAGCTACTACAAAGGCTTTTACAACCCCCATAGTCGAACCTCCTACACCCTCGCCACTTGCGAATGACCTACCACCACCAGCTTCATTAATTGCGCTTAGAAGTGGCTTAAACATTCTTGTACTACGTGCATTTATTACACTTTCACCCTTAGATAGTCTTGCACTAACACTATCACTCGTGCCTGTACCATAACCACCTACCATACCACCTTGTGCAAGTTGTGGCTCTTGTACTGTTAGTATCTTATTTATGTTTTGCAAACCAGCAGCTATTGTTGTAGCAGCCAATACAAAGTTAAAAGGTACAGGTGCATCATCTAATGCAGCAGTTGCTGCTGAATAGGTGTTAATAGTGGCTTGTGCTACTGCTGCTGCTTTACCAGCGTTAGTCTCTTCGCCCATTATTTGCTTCATATTCTCCAAACTTTCACTTGCAGCATCTAATGCATCTCTTGTCTGTTGGTTTCTAATTAGTTTTATTGCTTTAGCTTTCTGTTCTTCTAATGCAACAGTATCTTCACCAGCTTTTTCAGCAAGTCTAAATAGTTCATCGTATTGTTGCTCTACTTCTAAAAGTTCTCTTTCTCGTTGGCTCATACCCTCTAATGCCAACTCATTCTTTACATCTTGTAACTCTCGTTGTAAAGATACTTGATTAGTAAGTTGCTCTGACTGAAAGCCTGTTATTTGTGCCTCAATAGCTAGTAACTCATTTTGTGCTTCTGTAAGTGCTATTAGGTTCTCTTGATTTTGTAATTTATCATATTCTACTTGTGCAGCCTTTACTTGTATTTGTTGTAAAGCTAACATCTGTTTAGCTTGTTCTTCTAATATTACACCAAGTTCTTCATTAGCCTTTATTCTATCTTCAAAAGTTTGGTTTTCATCATCTCTTACTTGCCTTAACTTTTCTGCTTGTCTATCATAACTCTCTATAAGACCTTGTATCTTAACTTGTGATAGTTCGGCTTGTTTTTGTAGTGCTACATTAGCTTTAGCACTTTCAATAGTACCTTTAGTATAATCTACTACTGCTTCTGTTACCTCATTAAATGTTTTTGCAATTTTAGTAGTGCTATCATCAACACCTGTAACTACATCGACCATTTCTTTACCAGCCTCTTTGATAGTTACACCAGCTTCTTTAAATTTACCTGCAACTAACAAACTAATGGTATTAGCAAGTAAACCAGCAACTTCTATGGCACTATTAAAGCGTTCTATTAGATTATCTTTGATTGCAGTACCCAATGCCTTTAAATTCTCAACAGGGTTCTCAAAAACGTCTTTAAAGAAGTCTGCAACTGTACCAAAGTTATTAAAGACAAAGTTTACAAAGTCATTGATTGCTATACTTGTAGCTTCAAATGCAGTATTAAAGAAGTCAGCAGTCTTTTGGTTCTTCATAAAGATTTCACTAAGCATTTCAAACGCTTTAAGTGCTAAACCAATACCAGCAGCCTTTAATGCTACTCCTACACCCTTAATACCATCTCTAATACCTGTTGTGGCTTTTGCAGTAGTCTTACTTGCTTTACCTATGTCCTCTACCGATGATTTGACTTGCTCTAAATTTTTATTAGCATCGCCAACATCGGCTTGTAGTTTCATTATTACTTCTTCTTGTGCCATTTGCCTAGTATTATCTCGTTATAATCTGTTTTATCTTTATACTTAGTTATCATAGGTAGTACATCTTTAAATGCACTAAACCCTACTGCGATAACATCGCCCATTAGTTTTAGTTCTATTACTTTACGCATATCTTACTTCTGTTACTTTTAAATCTACTGTCCAATAAACTGTATGTCCTGTATCACCTGTTACCTTAACCTCTATGTAGTCAGGTGTATTGACTATTGGTGCAAAATCTATATCATAGTGGTTAGTACTACTATCTCTTATTGTTGTGCTTTTCTCGTGTCCTACCTCTGTTAGTGTGCTATTAGTAAACTTATAGGTAGCGTGTCCATAGCTAGTAAATATATCGTTACTACTAGGATTAATAGCTACTGCTGTATAGTCAATAGCATAGCCACTTTCGTAACTTTGATTTATGTAAAGTCTTGCGCCACTATGACCACCTAAGTATAATTCAGTAGCAGTATTATCAGTTGTAACACCATCAAATTGATAAAAGCTAAACTTTGCTCTATTGGCTATTTTAGATGCACTAAAGGCTATCTCACCAAAGTTCTCTGCATATGCGTTCTTACCTATTGCAGTTGCATTATCAGCGTTCTTTTGTATTAGGTTTCTAAAGCCTAATGCTACGTTATTTATCCCACTTGTAATTTTATTACCTATACCTACTGCAAAGTTACCATCGCCTTTAAGTATATTGCCTTTAGCTTTATTCTTATCGCTATCAGGCTTAGTAGTAGTATCGTAGCAATAACATACACTATTACGAAACTTGAAGCCATAGCCTAAACAATCTTGCTCTGAACCATCAGTAGTACCTGTACCTTTGTCATCTACAAATAATACTTTACCATTCTTATCTATGCTACTTATTTTTCTCATATTCTAAGTAATTCTACTTTTGCTAAATTATTCCTATCTGTATTATATTCTATCTTGTTCACTCGATAGTGCTGGTCTTTGACTTTTACTAAATCACCAAAGCTAAAGTTATAAATATCTGTTGGCTTTAGGTTAAATTCTGCTTTTAATATTAGACCATCAGTAACATTAAACTTTTCATCTATGTAATCAGACCAAAAGAAATTATACAAAGTCCTAGTAGGTATATTTCCTAGTGTTGGTGTATATATAGGATTGGTAAAGCCAAACAATAAAGAATACGAGTTTGATGCTACTTGTGGTAATGGTGGGTTGTTGTCAGCACTACCAAAATATTGTGTACCATTATTTATAAATTGATAACCAGCACCAAAAATTTCGCCTGTATCATCTTGCACTACTAAATCTATATCATAGCCAAGAGGATTTTTAAATATTAATCTAGGTGCATTGTCAAAGGCTTCTAGTTCTTCGCCATTGTCGGTAGCTATGTGTTGTAAATTTATATTGCTATTGTCTAGTTGTTTAGTAAAAGGTGCTGCAAATACACTTAACTCTATTGTATTTACCTCATCACTATCTACATCAAACTCTAAAACTTGACTACCATACTCTGTATTGTGTGCGTTCTTATATCTCTCGTGGTAATAGTCATCACTATCTTCTGCGTGTTTAAACTCTATGCGCTTAGGTATCTCGATAGGCTCTATTACAAACTCGTTAGCGTTTATTTTCTTTGTCCAATCTAATACATTATTAGTAGTGAAATTATAGTAAGGCTCTATTTTAAGTAAATTGTTTTGCTTACTCTCTAACGTGAGATTAAATGCAGTTACTACATCTTTTAGTATATCAGCTAACTTTATATCACCTCTATTAGCTT